TTAAAGAGATGACAGAACCAAAATCCTTAGAGGAAGCATTAACCGGTGAGTAGAACTATTCACAAGACTGACAAACCCGTAACCCTTGAAGGCTTTCAAGCTGTGCTTGCTCCTAGTAAGTTTGGTTACTCCTTAGCTGCTGTAGTAGGTGAGGATATAGTAAACAAGCTAGAGTCTGAACGTAAGGAAGTGCTCAAGTGGGCTGAATCAAAACTAAAGAACCCCAAAAGATCCACACTAAAACCCGAACCTTGGGAAGAGGTATCTGATGGTAAATATAAAATTAAGTTCTCATGGAATGAGGACAACAGACCACCAGTCGTTGACACAGAAGGGACACCCGTTACAGATGTTAAAACACCGTTATATGGAGGATCTACTGTTAAGCTTGGCTTCTATCAAAAACCTTATATTCTACGGGATGGGGTTACCTATGGTAGTAGTCTTAAGTTGGTTGGTGTACAAGTTGTCTCAGTAAAAAGTGAGGCAGGCGTTGACACTGGAGACCTAGATGCGAACCAAGTCGCTGAGTTATTCGGGACAACCGCAGGCTTTAAAGCAAGCGATCCGAACGTTACTCCTACTACAGATGACAAGACCGAAGAAGAAGATTTCTAAATACAGATCCAAGCTAGAAGAAAAGGTCGGAGATTTACTAAAAGGACTTGATGTTAACTTCCAATATGAAACAACTAAGTTTGCTTATACGATCCCGCACAACTACACACCTGACTTTATCCTGCCTAATGGGGTTATTCTAGAGTGTAAAGGCTATTGGGACTCTGAAGATAGAAGGAAAATAAAAAGTGTTAAGGAACAGAATCCAGATATAGATCTGCGAATGGTCTTTCAATCACCCTATAACACGATAACAAAAAAATCAAAAACTACATACGCACAATGGTGCGACAAACGTGACATCCCATGGACGTCATTTCAAAACATTCCACTCGAATGGCTAATACAGAGAGCGAGTTCGTAGCTCACCTACCCTGTAACAACTGTGGATCATCAGATGCAAATTCATTGTATACTGATGGTCACACATATTGTTTCGTCTGTCATAGTCGTACATCAGGCGATGGAGAACATCACACTAATGAAATGAAGAACACTGTCCACCTAACAGGCTCAGCCGAACGGCTGCAGAAAAGGAATATATCACAGAAAACTAATCAGTTCTATAAGATATACAGGGACGGTAATGAATTAAAATTCCCTTACTACACGGTCGATGGTATACTAAAAGGGATAAAACTTAAAACTAAATCAAAAGACTTTTATTATGAAGGAGTTTCCACTGACACCTTATTTGGTCAGCATCTATTCCCTACTACTGGTAAACGTGTTGTTATTACTGAAGGTGAGCTAGATGCTGCCTCCTGCTATGAAGCAATGCCAGGTTGGCCAATGGTCTCGTTACCGCACGGCGCGGCGTCGGCAAAGAAAGATATTCAGAGACAAATTCCGTGGCTTCAAGGCTACGATGAAATCGTACTATTTTTCGACACCGACGAACCTGGACGCAAAGCTGCGGAGGAGACGGCGAGTATACTACCACCTGGAAAAGTTAAGATTGCTAGGTTGGTCTCCTATAAAGATGCATCTGACGCACTTCAAAAGGATGATCAGGAATCTATAAGGAAGGCTATATGGGACGCGAAACCCTACAGACCAGATGGGATAATTGAT